ATTGCAGACGAAAAGCTTGATATGATTGAACTTGGTAAGGCAGGGTTTAAATTTATTGCTGTAAAACATGTGCTAAAAAGGGAAGTTATAGACGCGCGGGGTGAGAAAAGGGTGATTGAAGAGGAGCAGGACCCGAACGTTAAGGCTTGCGAAAGGCTTATCCAGCTTGGCGGTGGTGATATAGTCGATAACATAAACGTAACCGGCACGGACGCAATAAGCGCGGCGGCAACGCGGATAACTGACACCGAGGATTTAAAATGACCGCAACTAAAACCCGCGCTAAAGTAGATATTGGATTACTGGAAAAGGCTATGACGCGCTGGAGAGCTTTTCCCCTGGAGTACGTGGACGATGTTATATTAAAAACGCTGGGAATAACGCTTGAGCCAAGACAACGAGAGGCCCTTGAAATCATATTCAAATACAAAAAAGTTTTAATCCCGACACATTTCAGTTTCGGAAAGTCTTTTATCTGCGCGATTGTGTCAATCACGTTATCAAATCTTTATTGCGATGACTTTCGCGGCGAAACGTACGCGCCGACATTTACGCAGGTCAAGGATATAATCTGGGCCGAAATGCGGTCAATCCGTGAAAGCCTTGAGGGGCATGTCGCGGTCGGCGGCAAGATGACCACTATTAGATACGACTTTGGCCCGGACGCATTTATGACAGGCAGGGCCCCGAAGCTGGCGGCAAAGGGTGCCGAAACACCACAGGGAGCGCAGGGTAAACATGCAAGGGTAGTTTTATTTATTATCGATGAGGCCGGCGGAACTGACAAACAAATAATCGAACAAATTGAACGGTCGGCCGCGTCCGGAAAGATTGTTTATATAATCGGCATAGGAAACCCTCTTACAATATCGCAATGGTTCGGGCAATACTGCACCACCGAAAAAGGCGAGGGCTATACGGTTAAACAGTTTAAGGCCTATGACGCGCCGAACATGATTGAAAATAAATTGACATCGCTTGACGCGTTGCGCGGGGAAGCGGGCAGATTACGGGCCATGAAACCGGAAATACGTAAAGACTGGTTAGCAGATAAGTATTATAAAAAGCCTTTTCCCTCTCTGCTTTCACCTGGCTGGGTCATGGAAAAATATTTAAAGTTCGGTGAAAGCGGTTTGTTTTTTTCTTATCTCGGTGAATGGAGCCAGACAACCACAGACACGCTTGTGCCAATTAAGCGTGTGAACGAATGCATGTTGGGTTCGTACGTTGACGAAAAAGGGATTAAACAATGGACAAGTGAAGATTCGGGGTACGCAAAATGGAATGGCATTAAAAAGATATACGCAGGGATTGACGCAAGCGGTGAGGGCGTTGATAAAAACCTTTTATACGCGCTTGAGGGTAACCGTGAACTTTTTCATTATGCTTTTAATAAAACGTGGGAGTCGTCGGACATAGATTATCGCGGAACGCACTTAATCGAGGACGGGCCTTATATTGCAAAATGGATTTATGATAATTTATTTATGGCATACCCGGGCCGGGAGATTGATTTAACGATTGACGGAACGGGCGGTTTTGGAAAAACTATTTATGACGCGTTGATGTCGTACCCGCTTAATGAGGTGTTTATTACAATAAGGCTTTTAAACTTTGCGTCAAACGCAAGTGATGAGGAAATATATCATGATATCGTTGCGGAAATGGCTTTTAATATGGCGAATCACATGAAATCACCGGCTGGATTATTGCTTGAGGCAAACGACGACTTGAAAAATCAAATAACAAATAGGAAAACGACGGCGGACGGAAAAAAACGCAACATGCTGGAAAGCAAAAAGGATTATAAACAGCGGGCAGGGTCATCCCCGGATGATTTTGACGCTTTAATCATGGCCGTGTATGGCGATGTGGTGGAAAATACTATAGGCTCGTGGAGAGATTTAGAAGTCGCTGGGCCCGCTAAAGGAATGGGCGCAATGTTAAAGGCCGCCGGACTTGAAACCAACATGGTCGATGATTATACCAACGAATCTGAAAAACCGTGGTGAATTAAATGGCTAAAAAAGTTTTAAGCAATTCAGAAATACAACAGGCGCAAGACATATTAAATAATGCCAAAGACGGGCATAAGGTTAATTTGCAATCATCTTTTGGTGATGTTCAGGGGACCTCGACATCACTTCCGGCCCTGGCGACAAAAGACGGATTGCAACCAAAAGATAACGGGCCGCATGAGGATTCGATAGGAGTTACCGGATCGCAGATTATTGCAGGCTACGAAGCGGAAGATCCGAACCCCTTTTTATCTAACCGTGACGGCTACATCGCGTTTGATAACATGGAACGGATTGACGCGTCTGTATATAGTACAACACAGGGACAACGGGACAAAATTAAAGAGGCGGATTTTTATCTTGAACCTAAAGATGATAGAGACCCCGAACAGTCAAGGCGCGCTAAAATTGCCTCTGACTGTTTTTTTAACAAGCAAGAGAAAATATGGCTTGATAACCTTAACGATATACTGACGTACTTTCGCGGACACTCAATTTTTGAGCCGGTTTGGGAAGAGTATGATTATCCCGGCGAGGGAAAAGTGTGGAAAGTTCGCAAGCTCGGATGGAAGAATCCGCGGTCAATATGGCAGATATTTTTTTTAAATGACAAAGTTTGGAGCGCGCGGCAAATATCATACGGCGATGACCAGCGGTATGTTGATATTCCTGGCAATAATCTTTTAATATTTTCATACAACCACGAGGGAAACTTAATACGCGGGCGGTCGTTTTTGCGTCCAATGTATGGCCCGACACAGCGCAAGGAAGAATATTTAAGAACTGCGCTGCAGGGAATTAAAGTAAACGCCAAGGGAATAACAACGGTTGAAATCCCAACGGGCAAGAACAACACGGCGGAAGCAACGTCGATGACTAACGCCTTAAGTAATTTTTGGAAAGGGTTTACAAATTGGATAACACACCCGACGGGGTGGAAACTTGAACATAAGCCAATGGATTTTAAGGCGCAAGAAGTCGAAACGCTTTTAAACTTTGAAAACAAAGAAATAACACAGGCCGGGAGTAATAAGCAGTCACAGCTTGGACAGACCACAAGAGGCGCGCAGGGATTACACCAGGGTATGCAGGCAGAAAGTAATATTTCAATCAAAGTACAGGCAGTTTATATCTGCAAAATACTTCAAAAAGTTATTGATGATTTTTATCTTTACAACTGGGGGCCGGACGCAATCCCGGCGGAATTAAAAGTTGAGGGGATTGACAACAAAGCGGACTTGGAAGAGGCGCAAAAAGACCAGGTTCTTATGGCCATGTTTCCGGTATGGGTGCAAGACCCGATTATAATGGCTTTCATGCGCAAAAAATACGGCTATCCCGGCGGCGATGAGATTGAAGAATCCGGGGCTGGACCGGACGGCACGAAAAAAGACGCGGACGGGAACCCGATACTGGCGCAACCGGGCAACACACAGCCCACCGACAAGACGAGTGAAATAAATCAGGAAGCAAAAGAACACGGGCCTATGATAAAGCAAATTGAATCGGACGCAAAGGCAAATAAAACTAAACCCGTTCAGGAGTACGCCAAACAAATAGTAAAAGCGCACGAGAGTAAAACACTCAAAGAGGGGGATGTTTGTGATTGCGGAAGCGCTCACATCGCCCCCACGCGCTTGTCAGAGTTTACTCCGAAACGTGATTTGACTGCGTATGAAAACAAAGTCCAGTTATCCGAGCTTTCGCAGCACATCAATAATTTTTCGGATAAATATATGGCCGAGGTTCGCAACTCGTTTAATGCGTATATATTGCCGCGATATAAAAAAGAACTGACCGCCGTACTTGACCGGGCCATAACTGACAGGCAAAAATACACTGCTGTTATAGACACAAAACTTGACAAACGGGATAAAGTTAAACAGATAATCAAAGACATGATTGTGGCGCAGATGACAAAAGGGTATATTGGGGCTAAAAAGGAAATTAAGAACAAGAAAAAACTTACAGAACCGATTGAAAGCATTGAAGATTTACCGGCAGGAGCTTATGGTTGGTGTGCGGCGAACGCTGACATTTTAACCGACACGTTTTTTGACGACGTGCAGAAAAAATTAAAGATAAAATCAATCAATGGCATTGACAATGGCAAAACAACAAGCCAAATAGTTTTTGACGCGGTTGAGGAGGCAGGGGATTATCTGGATAAAGACAGGAACATAGGCGCACAATATATAAGCGTCAAGGCTCTAAACGAGGGGCGGTTTAATGCCTTTCAGGAAGCTAAAGACGAGATTAAAGGCTTCCAATTTTCCGCGATACTGGAAACCGCCTGTCCTCTATGCGCTGAACTTGACGGCAAGACTTTTAAAATTGATGACCCGGACTCAACTGAATATGAGCCGCCACTACATCCAAACTGTAATTGTATTCTTGTGCCGATTTTAATGGACGAGGAATCGCCGGACAAATGGGACGGGCTGGATGAATCCGTGTCAGACAAAAACGAGAAATATAAAAAATTAAGCGAGGTGAAATAATGGATGATATAAAACTTATGGAATCGCATTTTTTCGGTGGGTCAACAAAGTTGTCCGAGGAGTGCAAGTGGTACATGGCGGCAATAGAACACGAAAAAGACGATAACGGAATTGTATTGACTGAAAAAATGTTTAACGATTTTATAAAAAACTTTAAAGCTAACGTTATCAGGTGTACAGATGACGACGGAAAGCCCATGCTTGATATTGATTATGAGCACAAAAAAGACCCTGTTTATGGCCTGGACGCGGCGGGCTGGATTGATGACGTCGAAACAAGGAAATTAACCGAAAATGGAAAAGAAGTCGTGACGCTTTGGATAAAACCAAAGCAGTGGTTGCCGAAAGCCCAAGAGGTGATTAAGTCCGGCGCTAAACGATTTTTTTCTATTGAATACAAACTGAGCTACAAAGACAATGACACAGGCAAGATTTACCAAAATGTTTTGCTCGGTGGTGGATTGACAAACAGGCCGTATATTCACGGACTCGCGCCCGTGGCTTTATCGGCTGAAAAGGTCAATCAATCAGTTAGGCAAGACAAACAAAACAACCCGAAAGGAGAAACGCAAATGTTTGAAAAACTCAAAGCCATGCTTTTATCACGTGGAGTCATGCTGTCGGAAAGCGCAACAGATGAATACACGGTGGAAAAAGTACTGGACGAAGTGAAACAGCTTTCCGAAAAGGCTGAAAAAGCGGTTAAACTGTCTGAGCAGGTTATGTCGCTTGAAAAGGAAAAAGACGGATTGACAGTAAAACTTTCGGAGTCGGCAACTAAGATTGAGGCTCTTGAAGTTATCGCGCTGTCAACCAAAAAGGCAGAAGCCGAATCATCGCTTAAAGGCAAGATGACTCCCGCACAGCTTAAGGACGAAAAGAATTACATCACTAAACTTTTGAAAGAGAAAAAGTATGATGATGTGATTGCGCTGTCCGAGATGCTTCCGGTATTGCTTAAAGAAAAAGGGACAGACGAACCGGATGGCGACGAAGAAGAAGAAGACAGCAATAAAAAAGGCGACAGGCTCTGGGATGAGCTTGAGCCGGACGAAAAAATCAAGAAGACAGAAAAGCACATGGAAAAACCGGACGCGCCGAAAAAGTTTGACGCCGCGGCCGCTGAAGCAAAAAGGGCGCATAATGACAAAATTATGAAAGCCCGCGAAAAATCAAAGGAGGCTAAATAAACATGGCCGCAACTAATCTCGCACCGTTTATGCTTGGTGGACCTAAGCTCACCATGACGTTTATCGCAACCGCAGCACTTGGAGCCGGGATAGGCGTAATATTTGACACAAATAACCCGGGACAGGTTGTTGTTGCAACCGCTGGAGTCCAGGTTGTTGGATTTACCACATCAGCAGTACAAGCCGGAATGCCGGTCAATATCGCTGTTATGGGTTCGGACGCAATCGCGCAGGCAAACGCAGCAATCACCGTATCAGGGTCGCCGGTTCCCTGCAAAGTAACAACCGGTGGACAGATAACACCGATAACGAGTAATTACGATGTTATCGTTTTTTACGCTTTCACGAGCGTTCTCAATACTGGCAGTGTAGGCTCCTATGTTTCCGGGATAGTTTCCGCAAGCATAGCGGCGCACTCGTAAAAGGAGGCTAACAAATGGCATTTCAGTCGGTTTCAAGCGTCAACTCGATTGCGATACTTGACGCGTACACCAATAAAATCCTTTCAGGATACAGGCCGGAGGGTTTTATTGCGGACGATGTTTTTAAGGATATACCTTGCGACGTTATCACGGCAAGAATCCCGCACACAAACGCCACACTTGCGCTAAATTCACAGCTTGAAATTTCGCCGACAGGATTTCCGACTGTTCAGCTTAATTTCACGTCAACCGACGTTTACGCGATAAAATCAAGGGGCGTTCAGGCCTTTCTTGAGCCGCACGATGTCGTACAGCTCGGCGGGGACGCACAGTCAAAGGCAATCGTGAGTTATCAGCTTGCGGATTATGTCGATATCCAAAAAGAGTACGCGCTTGCAAGTGCGATATTCAATGCTTTGATAATGACCCAGAACTTCAGCGCGCCGATAGTTTACGATGACCCGACATCTGACCCGGGCGCGGACTTTATTAAGGCCCGTGCGATTGTAGTCGGCGGCGTGGGAACCTCTTACGGTTGCGGACTGGAAGCGAACACCGCAATCATGAACTGGCAGACGTTTAATCAGCTTATACAGCACCCCGCGCTTTTAAAGCAGACTTTTCAGACCGCAACGGGCGGCGCAAAGACAATAGGAGCGGACAAGCTCGCTGAAATCATGGGCGTTAAAAGGCTCTTGATTGCCGCGGCAAGGTACGATAGCTCGGAACAAGGCCCGACGTCTACTCCTATCTACACCCCGCTCTGGGGCAATTCAATTTTATTTTATCGCAAGGATGAAAATCCGTCTCCGGCGATGGCAACGCAGTCTTTGGGATATAAATTTATCCCTAACGGCGCGACCCTCCCGCCCGCAGACGCGTTCTGGCAGTACAATCCTTATCAGCTACTGCCCTCAATGGGCCGTTACTATGCGCGCATGAAAGCTTACGATATGCACGTCTCAAACGTATACGCGGGTTGTCTGATAACCGGCGTAACAAGCGCGGCAGTAAATAGGTAAGAAAATTTAAACAGCTGGGGGCGGGCCCTGCACCGCCCCCAGACTAAAACAAAGGAGTTTTAAAAATGACAAATTTGGAAATCGCAAGGCAGTTAGGGATTAAGGGCGCAAGTCTTATTCCTGAAAAAGAACTTACAGAAAAAATCATCGCAATGGTAAAGGCCGCAAAATCTGAAAACGCTAAGTACGTTTTTGGCGGTAAAGGAAAAGACAAGGACGGGAACGCAATAGTAACAAAATCACGTATGCACGTTTCCGGTTCGGTTCTTATTTCGGACGTTGAGGATGATGATTTCAACGCAACAAGAACCGGCGATTGTTATGAAACGGGCGAGGCGTTACCAACAAACATAACACCGCCCGCGCTAAAAAGCTGGATTTCAAGGAATCTCGTTATTTTAAAAGAGGACTATGAAAAAATAGTCGAAAAAGTAGAGAAAAAAGAAGAGGCAGAAAAGCCTAAGATAAGAAGATAAAAAATCCCCGCCTTTAAAAGCGGGGTAGCAATCATAAGGAGTGTAAAATGGCACAGCCGACAATAACAAGCGTAGCGCCGAACTTTGGAAGCAACATCGGCAATACTTTTATAACCATAACCGGCACAAACTTTTTAACCGGCCCTACAATAACGATCGGCGGTGCCTCGGCTACATCAATATCCTTTGTGTCAAGCACACAGGTTACGTGCTACACGCCCGCCGGAACTTTAGGTCTTGCAGATATTATTTTAACAAACACCGATTTAACGACAGTTACCTTTTCGCAAAGTTATCAATATATAACCCCATCCGTTTATCATCAAATCGCAGATGTGGCGGGAAAGTTTAGAAATCCTACATGGCCGTATGTTATAGCGCCGGGAAATTCAGGCATGATAGTTACTGCAGCGCAGGTTCAGGGGTACATAACGCAGACAGAGGCAATAATAAACTCCATGCTTTTGCATAAAGGATATACACTCCCGATAACGATGGCGAAGAATCCTTTATCGTTTCCGTTCATACAAAAAATGTGCGTGGCTTTTACCGCAAACGATGTATATCAGATTTTAAAAACTTCAAACGTTTTGTCAATAGACCCCGATGACAAAAATAAAATAGCCACTTTTTATTATGAGGGCAAAGATTTATACAACAAAATTCAAAATGACGAATTGATATTGCAAGACGTGCCAAGACTGGGTAGCATAATACAGAGCTCGAACGGTCCCGGACTTGTAAACGAGATACTGTTTACCCCGCAAAACGGGCAGTCCCCATCTTTGCCTCCGTTCCCTAATTTTTATCCGTGGAGGTGGTGACATGCCTGACGGATTAACGATAAAACTTTTAAACGCGCCAGAGTTTGACAGGAAAATATCCGCCGCGTTAAAGGCTGTTAAAAGCCTATTCCCGGAGTTTACCGTTATCGCTAATATGTGGTATAAAGACAATCGGCAAATATTTGATTTAAAAAGCGCGGGGCAATACGAGGATTATAAG